TTAAGGAGAAAACGAAAATGAACGAAGCACCTAAAATCGGCTTGGATAACGTAGTTATCGCAAAAGTTCTTTCGGACACCGCAGACGGAATTTCCTTTGATTCTGTTATCCCTTTGAAAGGGGCAGTAAACGCAACAGTAAACCCAAATAGTGATGTTGCCGTAGACTTCGCAGACAACGGACCATTCTTTTCTGCTTCAAATCGTGGCAACACCGAACTCAATCTTGAAATGATTGACGTTGATGTTGATGTTCTTGCACAGTTGCTCGGACAGAGAAAGGTGAACGGCATTACAGTCGAAACACCGCTTGACCAATCAAGTGATTATGCACTTGGTTTCCGTGTATGGCTTGCAGGAAAAGACGCAAGTGGAAACAACCGCTATCAATACTTCTGGTATGCAAAAGGAAAGTTCTCTGTGCCAGAAACAGGCGGAGAAACAAAGACAGATTCTTTGAACTTCGGACACATTTCCGTTACCGCACAGTTCGTTCAGACACAGTTTGTTCCAAACGGACAGGAAACAGGCACAATTTGTACACACATCAGAACAGACGATCCAAGCGTTCCTGCTTCTGTAAAAGCAAATTGGTTCAATGCCCCTGTTGTTCAGACAACAAGTGACGATTCAGAACTCACAGTTTCTGTTGCTTATGCAAACAGTAAGGTAACATTCACAGGTGCCAAAGATAGCGGAGCTTCTTTTGTATTTGCAAAAGGTTCAGTTATTGACGGACAGACAATCGGTGTTCTTGATTCAAACGGAGCATTGGTTGAAGGTGAATACGCAGTCGGCACAACCGCTTCTGCTTCACCGACAATTGTGTTTACACCTTCGGCAGAAGCCGAAACCCCTGTAAGTGCCTTTGTTACAAACGGCTTGAAAGATTCATTCGGAGTTGGTGCAACACCGCTTATCGACACAAGTCTTTAATTAAAACGGCAAGTTTGCAAAATATCCCTAGTTGGTTTATAATGCCGATTAGGGATTTTTTTTAAGGAGAAATAATTATGGCAGAACTCGACAAAGTAAAAAGCGAAAAGGTAACACTTTTAATCAAGGGTAAGGAAAGGGAAATTAAATATTCCTTTTCTGCTTGGGCGGTAATTGAAAAAGAAATCGGGGGCTTAGACAATCTTGACAAGTTACAGGAACAGGTTGAAAAGTTTCCGTTCAAAACAATTCCGCATTTAATTTGGATTGGTCTTGTAGACAAAGAAGGTGTTTCGGAAGAAAACGTGCTTGACGATTATGGGCTTGGTGATGTGAATATTGTATCAGAAGCCTTACAGAATGCTCTATATGGAAGCCTGCCCGAAGACACAAAAAAAGCGGTGAAGGAAGCGAAATAATTAAAGAGTTCCCCTATACTTATTTATTGACGGAATGTCTTTTAATGGGTTTAGGGGAATCGTACTTTTGGGAATCCACACCGAAAAAGATAATTGCTTTAATAGACCAGAAGAACGAAATAGAAAAAATAAAGGCAAAGAATCAAGCCGTTTATATAGCGTGTTATGTTTGGGGAAAAGACCCCGACAAATACGAAGAAAATGACGGACCTGTTGCGGGGCGTGATGTTCCGATTAGTGAAGGTGCCTTGAAAAGTTTAATGATGTAAGGGGAAAAAGATGTCTGATTACAACATTAGTGCAGAGATAACCGCAAATACAAAAGGTTTTGAAAGCGGTGTGAAAAAAGCACAGACCGCAAGTCAAAAATTAGGAAAGAGTATAACAAACGTTATAAAAGGGTTTGGAAAAGGCGGGTTGACAGGGGCTTTGACTTCTGCGGGATTGGCACTAGGTGGAATCGGCATCGCAGTCGGGGCAACAGTTAAAGCAGTTAAGGGTCTTGTCAAGGTATTAGACGAGTGTTCCGAAGCATACAAAGTACAGTTAAACGCAGAGCGGGCATTAGATACCGCAATAAACAACTCCCCTTATGTCAAAGGTTCAGCAAGTAAATCACTAAAAGAATTCGCAAGTGAAATGCAGAAAGTGTCAAATATGGGTGACGAAGAACTAATCCCATTTATGACACAGTTGATTGCTTCTGGAAGAACCGAAGCCGAAACTATGAAGATTATCAAAACGGCTTCCGATATGGCTTCTAGTGGGGCAATGAGTTTTGATACCGCCGTTACACAGTTGAACGCAACCTTAAACGGAAATGTCGGAAGGCTCGGACAACAGAACGCAGAATTAAAAGCATTATCAGAAGAAGAACTTAAAAACGGAAAAGCCGTTGACATACTTGCCGAAAAATATAAAGGACTCACCGAAGCAACAGTTGATACAAAGAAACAGTTAAAGAACGCAATCGGGGACTTGAAAGAAAGTTTCGGAAAATCTTTTGAAGACGCAATGACACCTATGCGAAAGTTCTTCACAGAATTAGTGCAGGGTTGGGCGGACGCAAGAAAAGCCCGCCAAGAGTATGAAGGGGCGGAAAAAGCGGTAAAAGGCGGAACTGCCACAAACGAACAACTGATAATATATTATGAACAGCAACTCAAATACATTGCTGATGAAAAGAAAATGTATGAAGGAATGTATGGGGCTGATTTAGAATACGCACAGGCACACTTAAAAGAACTTGAACTTGAAGAAAACAAATATAAAAGCCTTGTTGCGACTATTAAATATAAAATAAAACTTGAAGAAGAAGGAACACAGGTAAACAAAGATGCAGAAGACAGGGAACAGAAAATTGCAGACCTTAAAGACGCTTATTTGAAAAAGATAGCCGAACAGGAAGCAAGGTGGCAGAACATTAAAGATGTTACGGGCGAAACTGTAAAGGCAGAAGAAAAGATAAAGTTCTATGAAGATTCGCTTGTTGATTTAATGACCGAAGCGGGCGGAGAAATTACAACTAACAATCAGTTATTCAAAGACCAGATGGCGATAATTAACAGACTTACAGAAGGTCTTGAAAATCAGAAAAAAGCTCTTGCAGATATAGCAGGGTGGGAAAGTAAATTAAGACAACAGGAAATTGACCGCTTAAACTCTGTAAATAAAGAAACAGTAGATTATACTACAAAGAGAAACAATCTTGCACAAATATTCAATCTCAATTTGAAAAATCTTGAAGCCCAGAAAGAAGCCGATTTAAAATCCGTTGAAGATACAGAGAACGCAGAAGAAGCAAAGGCAAAAATTGTTGAATACTACAACAATGAGAAAATTGCTTTACAAAAAGAATACAATACGGAAATTGCAGATATAACTGCACAGGAAGAAGCAGAAATATGGGAAGCTCAAAAAGGGCAATATACCAAGATGTTCAAAACTGTTTTGTCTTATGCAGAAAAAGTTGAAAGCACCTTTAAGAAAATGGCAACTGCAATCAGTAAGGCAATTACGAGCATTTTCAACAAAATGGCAAATGCAACAAAATCTGTATTTCAGAAGATTTTCAGCGGAAATATGAATGACCTTTTGGATTCGCTTTTGAAGTTTGAAGACCATATTCTCACATTCTTTGTTGAAACTTTGCCACAGTTACCGCAATTCTTCAAAAGTGCTATGTCTTCTGTTTCTATTTTGTTAGAAAATGTTTTGCAGATAGTAACACCCGAAAGGATAGGCGGAATAATTACAGACATAATGAAAATTGTTGCGGACTACGCACCGCAGATAATCGGAATGATTGCAGAAGTTGTGGAAAATATGATTGACGGAATTATAGACAGTCTGCCACAGATATTAGACACAATGAATGTTCTTGCGGAAAAACTTGCCGAAGTTCTGCCAGATATTATCCAAAAAATCATTGATTTATTTATCGGCATTTTGAAACAACCCGAAAAGGTTGCACAGTTCGTTGTAACGCTGATTAAAATGGTTGTAGAAATATTTAACGTACTTATAAAAAATATAGGACCACTTCTTGAAGCGTTACTTCCTGCGATTGCACAGATAATATGGGAAATTATCAAAGCCCTTCCCAATATACTTAAATCAACCGCAAAAGCAATGGGAGAAGGAATAAAGGGTGTAGGAAAGGCAATCGGTGGATTTTTCAAGGATTTATTTACGGGAAAACTGTTTGCTTCTGGAACAGACAATGCCCCGAAAGGACTTGCCATTGTAGGTGAAGCGGGACCAGAGCTTGTAAACTTTAGGGGCGGTGAACAGGTATTAAGCAACCGCAACACACAGAAAGCACTTGCAGGGGTTGGAAACTCAAATACGTTTAACGTCACATTCAACAATCTGCAAGACACTTCGGCTTTTGCTATGATGCAACAGTTGAAAGCTTATAATCGACAGATGTCTATAAACGGGGTTATATAAGGAGAACGGAAAATGCAGAAATTAGTCTTTACAAATGGCGGTGGAAACACAATAGATTTGACTTCGGGCAACTTCGGAATCACAAATTGGGAAGGGCTTTCTGGTGTCGGTTTGAACATTCAGACACAGACCGTGCCTTTTCAAGACGGGGGTGTTTTTCTTGACGCTTTAATGGAGCAGAGAGAAATCACAGTAACAGTTGCGATCCAAGACAACAACAATCTTTCTGCAAGATACGAACTTAAGCGACAGTTGATTTCTGCATTGAATCCGAAACTTGGGGAAGGTGTATTAGTTTACACTAACGATTATTTATCCCGTCAGATTAAAGCAGTCCCACAGTTGCCGATTTTTGAAAACAAAAACTCAAACGATAGCGGAACATTAAAGGCAAGTGTTACCTTTTCTTGTCCATCACCATATTGGGAAGATTTGGAAGACACAGTAGTCAATTTTGATTCTGATGGAAAAGCCGAAATTCAGAACACAGGTGATGTTCCAACAGGGTTTGAAATAGGCTTAATAACATCATTTGTAGAAAATCCAATAATCTTAAAAAACAATGGAGATAAAATAAAATATACAGGTGAATTGTCTAATAACTTAAATATTGACACAAGGTATGGAAAAAAATCTGTTACTAAAATAAACAGAAAAATGAATATTAGTAATATAGATGTACATTATATAGATATAGTTTTTGCAGAAGATAAAGGATTTTATATTGCAATAACTATGACAGATATATTAAAAAGTTACGATTTGCAGACTTGGGAAACAATCGGAAATACTGATATTTATATGAATGCAATTTGTTATTCAGAAGAAAAGGGGACATTTTGTATTGCAGGAAGTTTCGGTATTTTAACAAGTACAGATACTATAAATTGGACTAAAACAAGAAATGCAAGCATTTATTCTTATAATATAATTTATAGCAAGTTTTTAGGGTTGTTCATCGCTTCTACGGAAGGGGGACAACTTTTAGAAAGTTCTGATGGAATAACTTGGGCAGAAATCACAATCACAGATTCAACAGATGTCAATGGAATGGTTTCTGTGGAAGATTGGGGGAAGGTTTATATAGGAACTTCAAAATATATTTATGAAAGCACTAATGGAACTTCTTGGACTAAAAAACACACAGAATCTGATTCAGTATATTTTCAAAGTGCTTGTTATTCTTCAGTTCTCAATCAAGTTTGTTTTTCAGATTCGTATGGAAGTGTTTATATTTCTAATGATGGCATAACTTGGAATAAAATAACAGTAAGCAATAATAAATATATAAACGGAATTATTTATTCCACAACATTTAGAAAATATTATGGCATAATACCGAGAACAGAAAATGAAAACGGATATATTATAGAATCAGAAAACGGAACAGATTGGACTATGACAGAAAAAGGAAGTGATTATTTTAACAACATTAGAAATGTAGATATTTATGGTCTAGTCATTATTGTTGGAGCGGGATTTATTAGCGTTTCAACTAATGGAGTGATTACAATCCCACCTTACGAAGTTTTTGATAGTAATTTCAGTAATATAAAATATATCGAAAAATATGATATTTTTATTATGTTATATAGGACAAAAATCTATATAAGTTATGATTGTATAAAATGGGAACAAGTTTATGAAGGGGAAGCAGCATTATTAGATATATGTTTTTCTAATTATTTGAACAAGGTTTTTGTATTTGGTGATTCTATAACCCTTACAAGTGAGAACGGGGTTGATTGGGAACTAAATGCAAGTAATGTTACTATAAGAAAAGCAGTATATTCAGAAAGACATCATAAGTTTTGTGGTGGAAGTTCATCTGATATATATATGAGTAATGACGGGGTTGCTTGGGAACAAACTGCAGTCTTAACGGGTTTGAATGAAATTATATATTCGGAAGTTAATGATATTTATGTCGCTTCAAATAATGATGTATACTCAAGTCCAGATGGAATAACTTGGACAACAAGGATAACAAATTCCAGTAGAATATGCTATTCGGAAGAAAAAAATCTTTTTATTGCATTAAAAGATACGGAAACATACATAAGCAGAAATGGAATTGATTGGATTCCATTTGCAAGACAAACTGTGATAAGTGGAATGATAATATATTCAGATTTCAATAAATTATTTATCGCATATAACAAAACAGGTTCAGATGTCTATTTATATTCAAGTCCAGATGGAATACAATGGTTTGAATATTTCCACACAACAGACAATATGAACTTTATAGCAAATTCAAATTACAGAAAAATGATTATTGGTGCAAGTGAAAATATTTATTATGAAACAGAAGGGTCAATAGAAAATGTAATCCAAAATATTGACCCTTCTTCTAATTTAGGAATGAAACTAGAAGTTGGTGAAAATAAATTTTATTTGTATAAAACTAATGGATATTTTACTGCTCAAATAAAATATCGTCAAAAATACATAGGGGTATAAAATGAGTTACAAAGAAAAGCCACAGATTAAACTTTACAAATACGAAAACAACTCTTTTGTGTTACAGGCAATCATTGACGATTTTCAAGAAGTGTCTTTTGAACGCAACCTTTATGAAGCAGGAACTTTCACTATAACAATAAACTACAACATTCCGAATGCCTTATTATTTCAACGTGGCTTGTTCGTTCAGTTCGGTTCTAATCCTTATGATTTCGGGGAAATAATCACGATCCAAGACAGTATCGGCGAAGACGGAAAAGGAAGTCAAATCCGAACAATAACAGGTTATGACGCCAGATATATTCTGAAACGCCGAGTTATAAAAAATATGAACTCTAACGGGCTTTGGGTTATGACAGACAAAGGGGAAATCGTTCTGCGTTCACTTGTTCAAGACCAATGCGGAAGCAATGCAGAAAGCAAAAGACAACTTCCTATCAGCAACACAATTCCTGCTTCTTCTTCTGCTCTGGGTAAAACATATTCTGTATCGGAAAACTTTTCAAACCTTTATGAAGTTTGTAAGACGATTGCAACACAATCAGAAATCGGGTGGCGGTTGGCTTTTGATGGAAGCGGTTTAACCCTTGAAGTTTACGAAGGCACAGACAGAAGCCAGACAGTTCGTTTTGATACAAGCTATGAATCACTTTCTAACGGGGAGTTTCAAGACAGTTCTGATTCATTCAGTAACGCAATTTATATCGGCGGTAAAGGTCAGAATGACGATAGGGATATTTACGAAGGGGAAGACGGAACACCTTCTGGACTAGACCGATTTGAAAGTTGGGACAATCAATCTTCAATGACAACAGAAAGCGAGTATGAAGCCGAAGCAATTTCAATGCTTACACAGTACGGGCAGACATTGACAATGAGCGGAAACGGGCTTGCCAAATGTCCTTATATTTTCCGTGAACAGTACGACATAGGCGATTCGGTTACAGTTGCATTCAGCGGTAAATCTGCAAAGGCACAAATCCTTTCAATTACAGAACATTGGTCTTGGGGTGCTTATGATATTCAGTTCTCATTCGGAAAACCGCAGAACAATTTGAGCGACCAACTTCAACTGATGTTGCGTAAGATACAGGAAGCAAGCAACAAGACCAACTCAACCGATTCTGTAAGGTGGTATACAATCCCGACAGATACTTCTATGCCGAAGGCAGATGTAACATACAATACAATCGGTTTCGTTGGAACTGTTGGAACGGGTGCAACTTTTACCTTATATCTTGATAGCGAAAAAACAGGTGCGAAAACTTATCACGTTTATTTCAAGCAACTTGGCGGAACGGGTAAACTCACATTGACAACGGGTGTATCGGGTGCTTCAAATCTTGTCTTAAATGTGGGAACTTATGTTGCTATAATTTATGTAGACGAAAACGGAAACGTAACAAGTCAAGGGGCAACCGCAACAGACACGATTGCAAGCGGAAACACACAACCTGCAACAAGTGGCGGAGTTGCTTCTGCTATCAGTTCGGAAGCAAGTGCAAGAAATACCGCAATAGCAAGTGCAATTGCTTCAAATAAATACACATATAATTATTTAACCGAATTGGCTTCTGCGGGGTGGTATAAAATAGCAACCTTTCAAAAAAGAAATGTCGGAAGTTCTATTTCCATAGATTTATTTACTAACTATGTTTATCAGTACAACAGTTCTCATAAAATACAAATAAACTATGGTTGGGTTAACGCAAATGTAATGGATTTTGCAAGAGATTCTGCTTCTGTGTTTGATAAAATTCGAATATGTTTTAATTCAAATAATACAGACGATATGGCGATATATGTTCACTATAATTATAATCAACAGAATAGAGCATATCTTAATATAAATGCAGGAACAGACAGTTTAACGCCACAGAAGTTTTTAACGGATTCTTTGACTTGGGAAAATACTCTTGAATATAATTTAGGAACAGACGGGGAATACATAAATGGTGTTAGAGTAACAACGACCGCAGATTTAGGAGAGTGGGTTTCTATTTATGATACTACAACTTTTAAAATTAAAGGATTAGTTGTAAATGGGAGAAAATTTCTTTGGATATGGTTAAATCAATATCAATCATCACAAATAAGCAACGGAACAAATCTGTATAAAATTACAAACACTTCTTTCATACCTTCAGCAGACACACATCGTGGTCTTATAATAGGTGATATGTATAATGGCAATACTTTTCAAGGAAGAAGTCTTATAGATGTAGATATTAAGGTAGACGGATATGTGCAATTGTGGATTGTATATAATCCTTACGGAACAACAGGAAGGTTGCACGGAGATATATTTGTACCGATAGACTAATTTTTGACACGAAATAAAATAGGGTGTAAACTAATTCTATGAAAGAATACTTATCAAGAATGAAAGCAGAAAAGGTGGACTTGGAAAACCGAATTGCAAAGGCGGTCAAGTTGCTTCAAAATCCACCTTACGACATTGACGATTTCGGGCTTCACTTACTTTCAAAGCAGATAGACGCAATGAAGGTTTATAATGATGTTCTTGCCGAACGTATAAAATACGAAGGGGGAAAAAATGAATGACGAAGTTTTAGGGGAAAAGGTGAAACAATTGGAAGCCGACATAAAGGAAATCAAAGACGATTTGAAAAGTATGCCCGATAAAATCGCAGAGAAAATCGGGGAAAGTGTAGATATAAAAATCAAACTTGCAATTTCAGAAACAGAAAAAAAATATCAAGCAAAACTTATCGGGCTTCTTATCGCAATTCTTGGTGAAGGTGTTGCCCTTCTGATTAAGTTTATAATGGGGTAAATATGACGCTTGAAGATTTTATAAAAAAGTATAACGGCAAACAGGTTGACTATGACGGGGTATTTGGATCGCAATGCGTTGACCTGTTCAGACAGTACGTCAAAGACGTTTTGCAGATTTCAGAACATACGGGAAGTTGTCAAAGTTCGGGCGGTGCGAAAGATTTGTTTCTTGATTATAACAAAATGCCTGTTGAAAAAAAATATTTTTCTAGGGGTGCGACAAAAAAGTTTGTGCAGGGTGATGTTCTTATCTGGAACGAAAGCTTGACGAACAAATACGGACACGTTGCAATCTATCTTGGAATGGTCGGCAATTCCTATCTTGTTTTTGAGCAGGACGGATTCAAACAGGACGGGGCAAAAATAAACATTCGGGGAAAAGAAAATCTTTTGGGCTATTTAAGAAAAAGGGGGCAGTAAATGAAAGTGAAAGACAAGTCATTTTTGATTAAATTGATTTTAGTTATTGGTGGATTTGCTTTGTGCATTCTGCATTGGTGCGGACTTCTGCCAGAAGCGGAAATCAAAGAAGTTTGGTATTCTGTTGTCTTTGCTTATGGTGTAAGTCTTGGAACTATTGACTTCAATATCTGCCGTGATAATTGGGTAGAAAGCAAGGTGGAAGAATGAACGGAACGTTTACGCTGATTATAGTTATAGGGGTATTGATATTTCTGCTTTATGCCGTTTCATATAAAGCAGTCGGCTACAAAAAAGAAATCAACAGGCTCGAAAGACTTTCGGAAGAATACAAAAACAACCTGTGCAAATATATGACAGAACTTGCATTGATCCGTACAAACGGGGCAACAGTTCAGAAGGAAATACAAAATGCAGAAACAGAAGAAGAAATACTTAATATTCTTGGTGATATTATTTCTAGGAATAACAACAGGGTGCCAGACAACAAAACAAAAAAATGACCTTCCGCCGAAACCCAAAAGAATGGAAATCGAAGCCCCACAAAATCTCAAAGACTGTGCAGAGATAATCAATTATTACGAACATCTTGTAGAAGAATGGGAACAATGGGGTGAAGTAGTAACGGACTTGTATTATCTTGAAAATTGACATATAATCATTATATCTTCGGTAGCGGGGCAAAACCCGAATTAAACCGTCTTGCGTTGTTAACGTAGGGCGGTTTTTTATTTAGGGGAAATTTTCCCTTATTTTCCGCTGATTTCCCAAAATCCTCGCTATAACGCACCGAAAAAAGGCTCGGTGGTATAATATCATTATTTTTGCAAAAGAATGCGTTGTGGGGCTTTCTAGGGGCATTATAGGGCAAATTTCGGGGCTTGTCTGGGCATAAAAAAACCCGTTCGGGAGTATTGCACTCGGAAGAAAGCCGAACGGGAAAGATTGCCTTTTTTACCATTCCAACAAAGCTAGGGGGCATTGTTAAAGAAGGGTATAATTTATATTACAGTATTTTATCGAACTTGTCAAAAATGACTATTTACAAATTAAGGGTTATAATTTATTATAAAGGTGTCGGGAATAGCGGACCCGATAAAAAATTATACTGTCGTTAAGAAAACCTATTCATAGGGTTTAGAATATCTGCTTTTGACAGTAGGGCAGATTCAAGGCTCGCAACCTGCTAAACTCTGTGAATAGGTTTTTTTATCGACAAAGGAGCAAATAATGAAAACAAGGCTTAATAGTATATTCACGGGAATTAAGCAAAGATGTCTAAACAAGAATAATCCTGTTTATAAAGATTATGGTGGAAGAGGTATTACAATTTGTAAAGAATGGGCAGATAAAGAAAATATCGGACACGGGAACGGGTTTGTAACAAGGGGTTGGGATAATTTTAGAAAATGGGCTTTAGAAAATGGCTATCAAGACAATTTGACTATAGACCGCATTGACAATGAAAAAGGGTATTGCCCCGAAAATTGTAGATGGGTTGATACAAAAATACAGTCAAATAATAAAAGGTCAAACATAGTTATCAAATACCAAGGACAAGAAAAAACATTGAGCCAATGGGCAGAAAGTCTGGGAGTCCCTTACAAGAGATTGCAAGAAAGGTATTATAGGAGTAATGGTGATATAGATTATGTATTTACTAACAAAAGATTAAAGAATAAAAAATCACAAAAACTTATAATTACTTATAAAGGAAAAACACAATCCCTTGCAAATTGGTGCAGGGAACTGAATTTAAACTATTCCAAAACAAGGGGCAGACTAGTAAACGGTTGGAGCATAGAAAAAACTTTTGAAAATAAATAAAGGGAGAATAAAAATGGGAGAAACAAGATTTATTAAAACAAAAAAAGAAAGGAATTACACAGTTCTTGATAATACCTTTCTAAAAGACAAAAGTTTAAGTTGGAAAGCAAAAGGGCTTATGGCTTATTTTTTGAGCCTGCCAGACGATTGGACAATTCACTTTTCAGAAATTGAAAAACACGCAACAGACGGAAAAGCTTCCTTGCGAAGTGCAATAAACGAACTTAAAGAAAAAGGCTATTTGAGAGCAGAGCAAAAAAGGGTTGATAACAGGTTCGCAGAAATGGTCTATACAATTATTGAAAACCCTGCCGAAGATTTCCCGCTTACCGATTTTCAGCAAACAGAAAAGCAGAAAACAGGAAATCAGTTTACAGAAAATCAGCCACTACAAAATACTAATAATAACAAATTACTAAAAGGACAAAATACTTATTGTAGTTGTAGTACACAACAACAATTCAAAAAACCCACAATAAAAGAAATACAAGATTACTGTTCAGAACGTGGAAACAAAATCAATGCGGAGTATTTCTTTGACTATTACGAAGCAAAAGGGTGGTTATTAGGCAACGGAAAAATGAAAGATTGGAAAGCCGTAATCCGTAATTGGGAAAAGAAAAATCCTGCCGAAGCCCCGAAAGAAAAAGCAGAAGATACAATAAACTATATGAAGTGCCAAGACTGTGGGTGCGAATATGAATTTGGAAAATGGGAATGCCCGAAGTGTCATTCTGTCAAATATGCAATCGGCAAAAGGAAAGCGAGTTGAAACATCTATTAGAAACATACAAAGAAAAAGAACTTCCAGAACAGGCAAAAGAAAAACTTGAAAAGGCAGATAATTTCAAAAGCCTTCTGCAAGTTCATTCACAGATTAAGAAAATAAATAAAGATTGGGAAATCGGAATTAAAATAAAAAAACAATAGGGGGTAAAAATGTATTATCGTTTTATCTGCACGGACAAAAATTGCGGGTGCGAAGAAGATAAAAACATTCCTGTTGCTGATTACGACAGGGAAAAGGAAAAACAGATTTGTTCTAATTGCGGGGCAAAAATGCAAAGGGTGATTGAATGGGAAGGCATTGCAACAGGCAGCGGATTGGGGTGGTTTGGAAAATCAGACGGGAGTTCTGCAATATGACAAAAGAAGAAAGAAAAATCTATCGGAAGAAATACTACCAAGAACACAAATACACGGTAAAAGAAAAAAGGCGGGAATATTACAAAACCCACAAAGAACAGGAACGACAATATTACAAAGACCATAAGGAAAAATATAACGCTTACAACAAAAAGTATTATGCAGAAAATAAAGACTTATGGCAGGATTTCTATAGACCCAGAGCAATTGTTAAGGGTACAAAAAAAGTGTTGACAAGATAATAAAAAGGTGTTAAGATTAAGATATATTAAATCTAGGGGGTAACAATATGAAAGTTACAAATGTTTTAGGTTTGCCACAGGCTTTCGTTGAAGCCGTAAGTGTTGAAAGACACAATGCAAAGGGTTCTTATTCTGCCACAACTTTATTGAAAGGCGGGTGCGAAGTAATGCTTATGGAACGCCACTATGACGAAATCGAAGTTGACGCTTCTGATTCTGTCTGGGCGGTTTTTGGTTCTGCCGTACATTCGATTTTTGAAAAACAGAACACAGGAACAGAAAAAGAAGTTTTCTATTCTGCTGATGTTTCACATTCAAAAGTTACGGGAAGGGTTGACAGTTACGATCCACAGACTAAAATCCTGCACGATTTCAAAACCGCTTCCGTATGGAAAGTTCAGTTTGAAGATTTTGAAGATTGGCGAAAACAGGGTTTAATCTATGCTTGGCTTATGAAGAAAAACGGGGTTGAAGTAAAGCGTTGCGAGTTCATAGCCCTGTTGAAAGACCATAGCAAAAGCAAGGCAAAAAAAGACCCTGCCTATCCGCAGTTGCCGACATTCGTTTATAAGTTTGATGTAACGGAAGAAGCACTTGCAGAAATTGAACAGTTCATTTTTGCAAAGGTTTCGGAGTTTGAAAAAGCCGAACTTCTGGAAGACGAAAAACTTCCGCCTTGTTCTGCCGAAGAAAGATGGCAGGACGAAGACCGCTATGCCGTTATGAAAGAAGGTCGTAAAACCGCAATCAAACTTTTTGACAGTAAGGAAGAAGCCGAAAGCAATATGAAGGCACTTGGCGGAACTTACATTGAAGAACGAAAAGCCGAGCCGAAAAAGTGCCTTGACTACTGCACCTGTTGTGAGTTCTGCCCGTTCTATAAGGGTTTGAATAAATAAAACTATGGCGGGGGAAACCCCGCTTAAACTAGGGGGTAAACAAATGAAAGTAAGGGCAGATTTTAATTTCAGCAATTCAGAAGAAAAAATCAAAATTGCAAAAGGTTATGTTATCGGGGAATTTACACCAACAGAAGAAGGGGGCGATTTCAAGCCCGAAGAAGTAATCTTGCAGAAGCTGATTGCAAAAGCACCAGACTTCAAAAAGATAGAAGAACTTGCCATTGCAAATTGCCGTGTTCTTTATGACGAAGAAGAAACAGTCATAAATGTTGGAAGCCTTGCAGATTATCACGATTAAGGGGGCGGAAAATGTTTGCTAGTGTCTGGGTAAAAGATTATACAATCGAATTAGACGGAAAGCCTTTTGTTGTAAAGAATGAAAGGTGGTTGGGAGTTGTAAACAGAAAAGACGGGCAACCGACAGGGGAAGAGCCTTATTTTTCGGGTAGTGTTTACGATTGGAACGAAAAGAAACAAAAACACGAACTTGGCGGAACTGTTGAAAAAAGCAAAGAAGAATTTGACGCAGAAGCCGAAAGAGTTTGTTTTTTTAAGTAGGGGCGAACAATGAAGCAGACGGAACAGGAAAAAAGAAATGCCGTTTACGACATTATGAATGTATCGGCAGAATTGAGAATCAAGGCGGAAAACTTCGCTTCTTCTGGCAAGACAAAAACAGAAAGAAATATTCGGGCGGGGTGGTATATCGGCAGAAATAGACAGGGGGCAGAAAATGAAATTGAAAGAACTTGAAAAGGAAGTGCGGGGTTTTCTGATTTCAAACCCGCAGACCAGAGCAAGTGACGATTTGCTCTATGCTATGCTCATCGAAGGCAGATTGCAGAGAATGGGGAAATCTCTGCATAGAATATCAGCACACGATTATCTTCTGCATTACAGGAAATACGGCTTGCCGACAATCGAAAGCGTTGGCAGATGTAGAAGAAAGATACAGGAAAAAGACGAAAGTTTGAAGCCTGTTGAATCAGTAGAACTGCACAGAAAGGAAATGCAGAATAGTTTTGTAAAATATGCGGTTGGATCGTTGGGTCTTACATTTTAGGTGTTGACAAATATTAAATAAAGTGTTAAGATGTATATATCAAAAGCAATAGGGGGCTTGATATGAATAAAGAAACTTTACAGGCTTTAATCGACAGTAATTGGGAAAAGGCAAACGCTGATGTTGAAGCCAGAATCAAAGAAGGTGTAAATCTTCCTTTCAGTAAAGAAAAGCAGATTTCAGACACTTTTCTTTTTTATGTTGCCTATGATTTACAGAATGTAATCGGGCTTGATATGAAGGGGGTAACAGAATGAGAAACTATTTTTTTCCCTGTGGTGAAAATTCGGTTATTGTTAAAAGTGAGATTGACCCGAACAAAAGCTTTGAAATTACTTTTGCAAAAAATAGCGTAGTATATCTGAATATCAAAACGGCAGACGGAATTTGCAAAGAAAGATTGTCAGTTGAAGAAGTAATAGACAATATGCCAGACGCAACGGCAGAAGATTTGAAAGCTTTTTGCGGATTTATTTTCCTTTTAGGAAGGAGAATGTAAAATGAAAATGACCATTAGGCAGACAGGGGAAAACAAATATAAAAAATATTGGAAGCTCGACAGGGCAGAAAAAATCGGAATTGTATTGGCAGCTGCCATAGCAATATTTTTAAGACTGTTATTTTAGGGGGTAAAAAGAATGACAGATTTGAACAATGTTACATTGATTTGTAGAGTAACACAGGAAATTGGCGAAAAAGACTTTGGCTATATTTCCACAGGAACGGCAAAATTGCAGTTACACGTTGCAAACAATGAAAGCAGAAAGAAGGGTGAAAATTGGGAAGACGAAACTTCTTATTTTGACATCACAGTTTGGGGCAAGCCTGCCGAAAACTTGAAGCAGAAAATCCGCAAGGGTTTATTGATTGCCGTATCTGGCAGATTGAAGCAGGATCGTTGGGAAAAGGACGGACAGAAAAAAAGCAAGATTTACATCAACGCTGATTCCGTGCAGATTCTGGAAAAGATTGAAAAGCCTGTTGAAAAGGCGGGGAATGATTCAGATTTCAAAGAAGATTTCCCGTGGAACTAGGGGGTAGAAAATGGCAAACACATTGAAAAACGGGCAGAAAGACGGGGCAAGATTTTCCGTGTATCTGCGTGCTAATCAGTTGGAATGGCTTGACAGGGAAGCAGAAAAAATGGGTGTTTCCCGCTCAAAGTTTATCGAGATTCGCACTTTTCCTAAAGAACTTCAAATATTGAAAGACAGGAAAGGTGCAAAGAAGGGGGCAAAATAATGACAGTTTTTGAAAAATTAAATGAAGGCCGCCTGCGTTTTCAAAATGCGGGCATACAGAAAAGCGGACAGAATAAGTTTGCGGGTTATTCATATTACGAATTGTCGGACATTCTGCCCGAAATAAACAAACTTGCAAACGAATTGAAATTCTGTTGCGTGGTAAACTTTACACCAGAACTTGCGACATTGGACTTCTGCGATTTGGAAGGTGACGGAAGAATACAGTTTACAAGCCCAATGTCAACGGCAAGCCTTAAAGGGTGCCACGAAGTGCAGAACTTGGGAGCGGTTGAAACTTATATCAAAAGATATTTGTATCAGAACTGTTTTGAAATTGTGGAAAATGACGAACTTGACGGAACAATGAATCCTTCGGCAGAACCGACAGTTGAAGAACTGATTGCACAGGTAAAATCCAAAATGAACACAATGAGTGACGAACAGTTGGATTTCACAAATAAAGCGATTGCGGGGCGAGATGTTCAGAAGCTCAAAGCAATCCTTTCTAAAATGGCAAAGTAGCCCGTATGGGTGAAAAATAAAATAATCGCAAGATTATGCAATTTGGAAAAGCCTTTGCCCGTGGCGGAAATTACGATAGCAGAAGGTCAGACCCAAAGACCATCAAACCCCTTCTGTGTTCTAGGTGTATTTCAAACGGGCTTTATTCTAGGGGAAAAACAAAATGGAAAGAATAGCACTTTTTAATGACAGTTTTCAAAATTGGAAAACAAAAGACATACCACACGCACAACTTATTTTGACCGATATTCCGTATCAATTAGGAAATCAGATGTACGGCTCAAATCCTATGTGGTACGAAGGCGGGGACAATTCAAACGGGGAAAGCAAATATGCAGGGGCAGCGGCTTTTGATACAGATACAAAGGCGGGCTTCCGTATTTCTGAATTCTTCCACTTCTGCTCAAAGCTTGTAAAGAAAGAACCAAAAGAACGGGGTGAAGCAGGGTGTATGATTTTATTCTGTGCCTATGAACAACAGGAAGAACTTATACATTATGCAAAAGAATACGGCTTTAATCATCATCAAGTTTTTATATTTTACAAAAATTATTCTGCACAGGTATTGAAGGCAAATATGCGGGCGGTTGGAAATTATGAAATTGCAATTCTTTTCTATCGTGAAAAACTCCCGAAATTCAGAAACAACGGAAAAATGGTTTTCACCTGCCGTGAATGGATTGAAGATAGAAACACACCGAAGATTCACCCGACACAAAAGCCCGTGCCACTTCTGGAAGAATTAATCAGTTTATACACGGACATTGATGATGTAGTAATTGATTGTTGTGCAGGAAGTGGAACAACCCTTCTTGCTTCTGCAAACTTGGGTCGCAGGGCTTATGGTTTTGAATTGAAGCGTGAATATGTAAAAGCCTTTTATGAAAAACTTTACCCGCTGATAAACGAAGATATGTTTATACAGGCAGAGCGGGAAGAAAAGAAAGCAATTCAACAGTCTTTATGGGGTGATAAATGAAAATAGTGTGTTCAGCAGAACCGACAGAAAACGGGCTTCTTCTGCATTATCCTAGTAAAGAAATCAAACAACAGATTCTGCACCTGTGGGAAGGGGCAAAGGAAAAATATAACGGCTATTTGAAAGTAGATTTACAAAAGCCTTATAAATCAAGAAGTTCGCAACAAAATCGAATGTTCTGGGGGATCGTGCAGCAGATAGCAGGCGAAACGGGGAATGATTTGGAAGATATAGAACAAGCCATAAAAGAAAGAGCCTGCAAGCGTGGTTATAATTATCGCATAAATAAATTAACGGGCAGAATCAAGCCTTATTCAATGACGGAAGTTGATACAGTTCAAATGGGTTATCTGTTAGACGAAGCAATTCAACTTTGTGCAGAACTTGGAATTGTTGTGGAAAATTAAAAAAAATTATAAAAAAGTGTTGACAAGAATATAAATAGGTGTTAAGATGTAATCATAACAAAGCAATAGGGGGCTTTAATATGACAAAGGCAGAAACAAAGGTTTTCGGATTGGTTAGAAAGGCAACAGAAAAGAGCCTTATTTGTTTACCACGATACGCAAAGGTTCTGGAAGAAACAGAAAATGCAATTTTAATCAGCGGAAAAGATAGACACGGGGTTATTTACTCGGTTATCTTTTTGAAGGTTGGCAAGGTTGACTTCTTTGAAAGCAGAAACATTGAAGAAGCAGAAAGCAAAATGCTTGTAGTAGCATAAAACAGGGGGCGGGGAAACCCGCCTTATATTAAGGGGGCAAAATATGAAAGATTTTTATATTATATATTGGACTATTGGCGGTTCGCAGGCTTCCTGCGGTTTAGAGCCAATAACTATCAGATTTCATTGTAAAGCTGAAAATCAAGAAAGAGCAGTAGAAAAACTGTTCAACAAGCATTCGGATTTGGATAACGGAAATATTATCCAAATTGAAGAAGCATAAGGGGGCAGAATATGACAAAGGAAGAAGCTTATCTTAAAGAAAAGCATTTACAGGACGGGGAAGAATGATTGACAGGTGTTTAATCGGGATCGTGCCAGGGGTTTTACTTCTGGCACTTTCTTTTGTTATGGTCAATTCTGTAAGAATCGCAGAATTAGAAAATCGGGTTTCTGCCTTAAAGGTGGAAATAGAATCAGCAGAAAAGCAGAGCCGATTGGCAAGGCAAGATGTTGACTTTATAATAAAGCTTACAACAGACCAATTGGCACAGGGGGAAAAAGAATGACAGAATATGAAATCAAAAGGCTAGAGGACAGAATTAGAGAACTGTGGAATGAAAAAGAGGGTTTGCAGAAAGAAAACGCAGAACTGAAAGAACAAGTAAACATTCTTGATAATTGCGACAGGCTTGGCGATACGATAACAGAGGCATACAAAGAACAACTCACCAAAGCAAAAGAGATTATTAGTAAGTTGCTTATACGACTTCACGAAAGAACTTGCACAGGGTTAGATTGTGAAGATTGTAAACAAGCACAGCAATTCTTAAAGGAAAACGGAGGTAAAAAATGAAAAAGGATAGATTAAGTGTTATTTATTGGGGAATGAAAAACAGATGTTACAAGCCTAATCACCAAAGTTATAAACGTTATGGTGGTCGTGGAATAACAATTTGTGAAGAATGGCTAGAACCATATATAGGATTTAAACGTTTTAAGAAATGGGCTTTGGAAAATGGTTATAAAAATGAATTAACCATAGACCGTATTGATGTTAATAAAGGTTATAGTCCAGAAAATTGTCGTTGGATAACGAATAAAGAACAACAGAACAATAGACGAGATAGTCATACTGTAACCTATATGGGAAAAACGCAAACTCTCGCACAATGGTGTGAAGAACTAAATCTCGATTATGATAAAACTCAAATGAGAATAAATAAATTGCATTGGAATATCGAGAAAGCACTTGAATATAAAAACGATTGTAGGGAAAAGTTAATAACGCACAACGGAAAATCTCAATCGTTGAAAAAATGGTGCGAAGAATTAAATCTAAAAAGTTCAGTTGTGTATTCAAGACTTACAAAATATAAATGGTCTGTAAAAAGAGCATTAGAAACAAAGACAAAATAAAGGAGATAGAAAAATGTTAGATAAGTTTTATGAAATCTGCAAGTTTATTGTTGTACTTTGTGGAACGATAATGGTTGTATTGGCAACACTTTCAATGATTGCAGTTGCTTTGAAGTAAGGAGTAAGGAAGAATATGATAATGATAATACTTGATGTTGTTGTTGGTTTTTGGGTTATCTGTAAAATAATTCAAATAGTCGAACAGATAAAGGATTTGTCAGATAAGGAATAGAAAATATGGCTAGATGTATTTTAGGAAATATCAGAAAAGGTTTCTTTAATCCTTGTCGTATCTGCAAAAACAAAGAGAAAGACGGATTAGTTGCTTGTTTCTGCACTAAAAGATTTTTTGAAGTTTTGTGTAAAAACATTAAAGATAAATTAAGGAGTAATTATGACAGAAGAACAAATTGAACAGAAAGCAGATAAGTACGCAAGTGAAGACGGGTTGTTTCTTACTCACTCGTCAGTAAGACGAGCCTTCATAGACGGATACCACGAATGTCAGAAGGAACACGAATGGCACTATGACGGAACACCAGACACAACGTACAAATCCTGCTTGGTCTATTGCGATAAATTGCCACACATCAGAATTGCATATTGGAACGGACAAGATTGGGTTGAAAATACAATAATTAGATTTCCAGAAGTCAAGGCTTGGCGATATGCTGATTACCCGAAGGAGATTGAGTAATGCACGATATAAAAATTGAACAGGCTTCTTTTTTCCCGAAGCCGAACAGTTATTTCAAGGAAGTTCCACAGTATGAAAAAATGTCAAATGGTGTGGGCAGGGCTTGGGAGTTCAATGGACTTTTTGTCATTGCTTCCTGTGGCATAATGAACGATAACAAAGAGTGGCTGCATATTTCCTTTTCAAGAAAAAGCAAAATGCCTTCTTATGCAGATTTACAGTTGGTCAAAAGGGAGTTTATAGGCAACGATAAAAAAGCCGTTATGATTTTCCCCGAAGAAGAAAACTATGTAAACATTCACAAAAACTGCCTGCACCTGTGGTTTTCAAAAGACAATCCGATTCCAGAGTTCAGCGAAGGTGGAAGTATATGAACGAAACACAGAAAGCAAAAAAGAAATTTCGTCAGACAAAGGAATGGAAAAATTTTCGCAAGCTGATGTTTTCAAAGTCTGGGAAGGTGGATCGTATAACGCAAAAACCCCTTCGCAAAGGTTGGCAACTTCACCACCTTCTTCTTGACGAAACAAGGTATGCAGAACTAGACGAAAAAAACTTTGTATGCCTTAATAATTTAACGCACAAGTTTGTTCATTGGCTTTATACCTACTTCCAAAAAGACCCTGCCATTATAGACAGGATTCGGGCAGAGCTTGAAAAAATGAAAGAAATAAACAAATAAAAAAAGTGTTGACAGAAACAAAAAGAAGTGTTAAGATATAAGTAAATAAAGCACTAGGGGGTGCAAATATGAAAGAAATTACAATCGGCAACACAACTTTTACAGTATTAAAAAAATGCAAGACTTCAAGGGAATTGGTAGACCTTTACAAAAACATTCCTGCAAAACAGTCTTTCCCAGAAGATGTATTAGATACTTCTTCATATTGCAGAAATGGGGTTTGGTTACATAATAATCAATTCGTATTAGACTATCATACAGGGTTGGAAAACTTGAGAGCGGATATTCACGCAAAAAGAACAAGGGTTCTTCTTTTTGAAGACGGAATTGCCTATACAATGGGTTTTACAGTAGAACACGAAGGAAAAGAATATCTTGCCGTAGTAAACTTCGGTTTAAGAGATTTAACTAGGGATTTTGTAGTTATAGAATTAGATTAAAAAAAATAATAGGTTGTAAAAAGAAACTAGGGGCAGACAATGACAAGAATATATATAAGCGGTAAAATAACAGGCAGAGAAAAAGCAGATTATACCAGACAGTTTGAACGGGCAGAAACCTTCTACAGAACAAGCGGATTTGATGTAATAAACCCCGTGAAAATCGGGGAAGAAGTTTTGAAGATAAACCCGAAAGCCGAATGGCAGGATTTTATGATTCGGGATTTGGAAGCCTTGAAAACCTGTACACATATTGTTTTACTTGAAGGTTGGGAAGAAAGCAAGGGTGCAAAAATGGAAAAGGCAGAAGCCGAAAAAATGGGGCTTGAAATTATGTATTTGAAGTTTTACGGGGGCAAGAAATGACAGAAAAACAAATCAATCAGCGTAAAGAAGCTTTTGAAAGATGTGGCGGGGTTTGTTTTATTTGTGGCAAACCGCTTTCACAGTCTTTTGCTCAATATAGTCATAGAATCCCGAATAAAGAAATGTATCGAAAAAAATATGGATCGTGGGTTATCGACCATACGAAAAATGGGGAATATGCCTGCTCTTTGGAACATAACTATAAAATTGATTGCGGTAGTTCTTATGGCAATCATTTAGAAGTTATAGCCGACATTCTGATTTATGAATATAAAAAGATGTACGGGGTTGCGGGGCTTGGAAAACTAGCCGATAAAATTACGGCAGAATATAAAAGGCTTGGGGGCGAATAATGGAAATTACAGGGAAGGTGCATTGTTTTTTTGAACAGTCTGGAACATTCAAAAATGAGTTTATAAAACTTGGGATTCCTGCGGAAGATTACGACATTCAAAACAACTTCGGGCAGACAGACCATATAACAGATTTATTCGGTGAAATTGACAGGGCATACGATAACTTAACAAGACAAGACAAGACAAGACAAGACAAGACAAGACAAGACAAGACATTGTTCGATTCTATCGACCCTTGTCAAGACCTTATTATTGCATTTTTCCCGTGTATCTATTTCTGTGCCGTATCGCAAATGGAATTTTCCCTTAATTGTCATAATTATAAAGGGTGGAGCAATTTAAAAAAGGTTCAGCATATTATTGATCGCTCAAAAAAGCGGGAACGATTGTATGAAATACTAATTAAATTTTGCGGGGTTTGTATGGAAAAGGGAATTAGAATGATATTTGAAAACCCTTGGAGTATGCAGACCTATTTGAAAGCTAATTTTATAAAGGCTCCCGAAGTTATAGATATGAACAGAATGGAACGGGGCGATTATTATATGAAGCCAACGGCTTATTGGTTTTGGAACTGTGAGCCAACACACGGATTTTCATATCAGAATGACAAGGAAAAGAAAAGCATCGTTTATGCAAACAAGAGTCCGCAAGCGGGTTTGTGTTCGGAAGAACGTTCTATGATTTCCCCCGATTATGCTAGAAATTGGATTTGTGATTTTAT